ACGAAGCTCTTCGTCGAACAAGTCGTCGGTGAGCTCACCCGATGCGTAGGCTTCAGCCAGCTCGGCTTCGTACCGCTGCATCGCGGCTTCGTAGTTTTCTGCCTGGTAGCCGCGGCCCACGTACTGCTCCAGGCTCGCGCGCTTGTAGTTCTTCGGCAACTTCAACTCGGTGTTCTCGCTCATGACGACTCCTTGACTCGCAGCGTACCCCAAAAACCAAGAAAGGGCGCCGGGCCGCTTGGCACCGACGCCCTATCCGCGCCCTCACAAGGCGACCCCAGCTCAGTACTGGGTGACTTGCGGGAACTTCAAGCCCGCGTCGACGCGGTTGTTCACCGCGCCCAACTGATCCTCGCTGCGCGGGATGAAGTTGGTGAGCAGGCCATCCGCGTTCGTGGTCGGGTTCGCATCGCCCGAGTAGAGCTCGAGCTTGCGGACCGCCGCGATGTTGATCACCGACATGCCGATGTCCTCCCATGCCTGGAAGGTGATCATGTTGGCGATCTTGTCGATGTAGAACTTCGTGTTGTTCAACACGTAGAACTTGCCGAAGAACTCCGGCTTCGTGAACACGTAGATGTTCCCGGGGCGGAGGATGTCCGTCTTGATCGTGCGGATGTACGCACGGCCCAAGATGGTGTTGTACTTGTAGCCGTCGACCGTGGTCTCCGACTGCACCTTGTCGCCGAAGTCTTCGACCGTCCACTGCAGCAGGTCGTCCCAGTCGACCTCGGTGCAGAGCAGACGCTCGGAGCGCAAGCGGTTGCCGTCGAGCATCTTGAACAGGTTCACGAAGTCGGGGCGCTGAACGGGCAGCACCTCCGCCGTGTTGCTGGTCGCGTTGCGCGCGAGCTCGCCCTTGCGAACCGAGAACTCCACCGTGGTGCCGATGCTCGACGCATTCAGAGCCGTGGCGGTACCGCCGTTGGCTTCCGTCTGCAGCGCTTGCACCGCCGCCTCGATGTGGATCGTGAACTCGCGGTCCTCGATCTCCTGGATGTCCTTCACCGAGTTCTCCTCGATGATCTTCGTGATGGGCATTTCGTACGCCATCAGCTCTTGCTCCGTCTTCTGGAACATTTCAGAGCTGATGGTGAAGAACGCCACCTCGGCACGCGAGCCGCGGATGAACCGGGCATCGGGGGTGCCACGGAAGGTGATGGCCATCGCGCGAGACTGGGGCTCGACGTCGATGATCTTCACCAAGGTGTCGTGGTTGACCGAGCGCTGGCAATCAGCACGCGTGACCTGCTCCGGCGGAACGACCTTCCGAGCGAAGCTCACCTCACGGAGGCGGTCACGAATGTAGCTGCCGCTGTACTCGGCGATCTTTTCTTTGCCCTCGCTGCTGTTCAGCTTCGAGGCGAAGAGCTCGTTGATAACGCTCGCCGGAACCATGTTCGTTTCTCCTTGTCTTTCCTTGGAAAGGGCTTGGCCGAGCGTTAGCTACGGTACCCCGAGATGAACCTGAGCTTACCACCGTTGCTGGAGGGAAGCCGAGTGACGTACCCGATGACCGGGCTGGTGTCCGCGCTGCCGCCATGGCCGACGAGGCCGGCGTACACGCGGGAACCGATGGTGATGGAGGCCACCTTGAGCGGCTGCATCACCGAAGCGATGGCAGCGCCCGAGCCGACGACGGCGGCCGCGTCGTAGATGCGGGTGTCGGCTTCGAACTCACCACGGAACAAGCAGGTCGTCTTGCGATCTGCCATGCCCAGGCGGTCCGAGCGGCCGCGCTCGTTCCAGAGGACGAACGAACGGAGGGTGGCGGCGTTACCCGCGCCCGAAACGTCCGCAGCGCGCACCCACTGGTACGAGCTGTTGAGGACCATCCACTCACCATCGACGAGTGCGAGGGCGTTGAGGGGGTCAGCCAGCGTCTTGTCCGCAAGCGGAAGGTCCTTCTTCCACAGCGGCAGGACGTCGGTGCACGGCTCGAGGTTTACTTTCTGAACGGTCGACATGATTTCCTTCTACTCCTTCCTGTCAGCTGCTCAGGAGGAACCGCTCGAGGTCACTTGACCCTGCGGAGCCCGAGAGCTCATCGGACACGTGTGCGCGTTTGCCCATGTCCGGGCCCACGAGCTCCACCGCCTTTTCCGTAACGTCGAGGTCGAGCGAGCCTGCGGCGGCCTGCTTCTCGATCTCGTTCGCAACTTCGTCGACCGAGCCGGACTTGATGCCCTTCTCGATCATCGAAGAGGCAACCTTCTCGATGCGTTGGCGCGATGCGTTCTTGAGATACGCATCGCGGTAGAAGTCGCGCTCTGCGGCGACCTTGCGAAGAACACCCGGTACTTCCGAGAGGACTTCGCGCTTCTGTTCTGCACTCAGCTTCTCCATCGCCTTGTCCTCCGCTCACATACCGGCGCCGGCGGCGCCGCCGACAGGGGGAGCCGAGAAGGTGCTGCCACCCATCGACTCCTTCTTCTTGCCCTTGGACTTGTCTTCCTCGGCAGCTTCTTCCGCCATCTTCTCAATGACGGCGCGAGCGGCCGCGGCCTTGGTGTCCGCGGAAATCTTCACGCCGGCTTGGCCGGTGTGCGTGAGCGTCTTCTGCAGCACGTTGTCGTGCGCCGAAGACAGTGCGGGCTCGCTCAGCACCTTGGACAGCTGGCCCTTCACCTGAGCCTTGGCCTCGCCCTTGGTGTAGTTGCGAGCCGCGTCGTTCGAGCCGACGAGGCCGGTCGGGCCTTGCGGCTGACCACCGGCAGGCGCGCCGCCCGCTTCACCAGCTGCGCTGCGCGTCAGCATCGTCGAGTCGGCGGAACCGGCCGAGATGTGCGCCGGATTGATGGCGTCCTCGGCCACCTTCGTCGCGTTGAGCATGTAGTCGACCAAGCGCGTGTCGACCGCGGGCGTTGCGACGACCTTCTCACCCGACGCCAGCTTGCGCAGCGCCGCGATGGGGGCCGTGAACTGCGGCTGCGCGGCAGAAACCTTCTGCTTGCCGGCCACCGGCTTGTTGGTCTCGAGCGCCGTGGCGGGCCCCGCCGGCTGGTTGCCGGGGTTCACGTTCGGCGTGGTCTTCGGCACCTGGTGCGACGGCGAAGCCGCACCCTGCTGGCCAGGGGCGACGGTGTTCTTGCCACCAGGGGCCTCGAGCACCTTCAGGTGGTTCGGGCCTTCGCCGATGGTTGCCGTCTTCGTGGGCTGGACCTCTTCGTCGATTTGGCTGTGCTCGAGTACGAACTCGACGGCACTCGCCAGCTTCTCGACGTAGTCGGTCGGAATGGATTCGAGGTTGGAATTACCAGCCGCCGACGCCGTCTTTTCGGCGGGCGGTTCATCCGCGAGCTGGCGAGCAGCTTCGAGGTTGACGACAGCGCGATCAGCAACGCCGCTTGCGGCGGCTTTGATCATCGACTGAAGGGTGACGCGGGGGTGTGCTGCAGACATGGAGACCTCACTGTGCGCGATCTTCGGGGGGAGAAAACCTTGGGGGTCGGGCGGCGAGCTCTTCTGAGCCGACGTGCCCGCGTCCGGAACGATCGGTGACCCGTTGTTGACGCGCGAGTAGCTCGTGCGCGGCGCCATGCCCTTCGGACCCGTTTGGCCGGGTGCGGGCTTGTTGCCGACGGCGAGTCCCGGAATGGGCGCGGCTGAAGCCGTATCCACCGATGAATCGGGGAAAGGCACTGAGGCCGCTTCCGCGACCTTCACTGCTGGCTTGAGCTGCGCCCATTCGGTCATCTCACAGGTAACTGATCGAGTTTACGTTACGCCCACGTTACCGCGAAGCCGGCAGCTTCGCAGATTTCGAGGGCGCGGATTTCGAGGCCCGCGTTGATGTCGGCCGCGGCAGCGACCTTTACGCTCTCTTTGAGGCCGAGCGTGTACGCAGCATTCACCTTGGCGAAGGCTTCATCCGCGTCGACGCCAGCGGTCTTCAGCATCTCGATGGCATGCCAAGCGGCGCGCTCGTCGAAGTTCGGCATGCTCGAAGTGCCCGCCGCAGTGGCGACGCCGGCCGTCTTGTTCTGGAAGGAAGCGATGAGAGCGGCGGCTTTCTCAGCCGAAGAAGCTTCCTTCTTCTCGCCCTTCTCTTCGTCCTTGCCGTCCTTCTTCTTCTCGCCCTTCTCTTCACCGTCCTTCTTGGGCGGGAACGGAAAGCCAGCGGTCTTCTCGGTGATCTTGTTCAACTCCTCGACGAACGAGTGAGCCATGATGCGGCCCATTGCGTCGGCTTCGGCGACCTTCACCGCGGCAGCGCGCTTCTCGTTGAACTCGGAGACGGCGGCAGCTTCTTTCGCAGCGGCTTCCTTCTCCTTCTCTTTCGCCTCGTGCTCCTTGCCCTCTTTGTCGCCGGGCTTCTCGCCCTTCTCATCCTTCTTGGCGAATTGAGGGGGCATCTCGCCCGCTTCCTTGCGCATGTCCATGGCGACGTCCCACAGCTGTTGGACCTCTTTGTCGCTCAGCTCGGCGAGCTTGATGCCCTGCTCGTTGCAAAGACCGACGAAGAACTCCTGCTGTGCCGTCTTCTCCAAATCCTCGGCGCTCGCCACCTTGGTACCGAATACCTCCGCGAGCGTGTCGCTCATATCCTTGGTTCCACTCATGATCGTCTCCTGTGTATTGGGATGGTTCATCGCGTGGTCACCAAGGGGAGTGCCCTCTGCACGCCGGCATGCGCCTGATCGCCTGATAGCTTTACCACCTGCAGCGACGAATCCCCAACGGGCAGCTCATCCAGGAAAGCGCTTGTTAGGTATTTGAACGACAGCGTGGTGAAGAGCTCTGCCGCAGGCACACTCGCAAACTTGCGCAGAACAACATCATCAGCCGGCGTAGCCGCTTCGATCATGTCCTGTGCATTGGTGACGAGCTGCATGAGGTTTGCTCGGTAGCTGTTGTAGGCAGCACCAATCTTACGGAGAAGGTCCGAGGGATGGGAAGAAGCCGTCTTGGTGGATTTCGCCGGAACGCCTGCGATAACCACCACCCGCCGCTCGATGACCGGGCCGAACGCCGAACGGTCCGCCATGAACTGGGAGAGTAGTTGGGCCAGCACTGGGCTGAAATCCTGCGGCTTCAGCTCTTTGCCGTCCTTCTCTTCGCTCTTCGGGAAGCCTTGGTCGAGCGACTCGAGCTGGTCAGCCAAATCCCTTTTGCCCATGCTCACCAGAGTGACGCGCTGAAACTCACGCGGGCGAAGAACCATCCCCAAACCGGTGGTTGTGGCCAGGGCCTTGTCGAGGCCGGCCTTGCCCAGCACGTCCTGCAATTCCTTGGGTAGGTCGGCCTCACGCGCGGTGAGCAGAGGCACCGCCTTGCCGGCGTGCGCATTCGGCACCACCTGCTTCTTCATCTCAGCTTGCTTCGGCGAGTACGCCATCACCTGGTCGTACGTCGCTAGGGCCGCGCTCTTCTCGAGCACGTCGATACCGCTGGCCATCTTCTCTGCGACTTCGGCAGAGCCCATGAAACCGTACACGCGCTTGCCGCCGTCGGCGATCTTGAGCATCGCCTTCGCGATTTTGTCGGCGCCGATGAACACGTAGCTGATGTCGAAGAACTTCGGGAAGTCGTTGTCGACCCACACCTTGCGCCCGTCGGGCAAGATGCGGTTCATCATCGTGCGGCCGTAGTCGCTGTACTCCTTGCGCGTCACCTGAACGCCACGGATGGGGTGCTTCTTGTGCACCTCCAAGATGGCAGCCCCGGGGCTGGTGTGACGCTTCGGGTCGTAGGTGTCCCACGCTTCTTGGTAGCGCTTGCGGTCGAGCGTGATCGAGCACGTGTCGAACGGCACCTTCGTGCCCATCGAGACGTCGGGGAAGCCGCCCATCTTCAGCTTGTCCCAAATGCTTTCGCCGCCGTGCTTCAAGCAGTCGTCGTGATCCAGGCGTGTGATGAGCTCGACCCGCTTCATGTGCGGGTTCCAAGCTGCGAGCTCGACAACGCCCAGGCGTTTCTCTGGGTTCTTGTTGCGATGGTGGGGAAAGACCATCGCGTCGTAGAACGTGGGGAAGCCGTAGGCCCAGCTCTTGGCCAGGGCTCTGTCGTGGAGGGGCACGCCCTTCCACGCATCAGGCGCGTGCACGAGCGCGGCTTCAGAAAAGCGGTCGCCGTTGACGTTCGAGCCGTAGTACTCGCCGGCGCCCATGGCGTTGACGAGCACGTACTGCGCATCGTCGCACGGCTTGAGCTCGTTGATGAATGTCGACACCTCAGGCAAGAGCCCGACTGACGCTACCTTTTCGAAGTAGGGGTCTGCCGGCCCAAAGAGCGGGACCGCTGCAGGTCCGTGCTCTTCGCTCCCCTGGAAGAGGCTGACCTTGATCATCCGCCGTAGTAGTTGTGAGACTCCTCGATGCGCTGCACGCTCGGCTCACCGCCCTCCGAGCCAGGCTGGGAGATGGTCTTCACTTGGCGCTGCAGCTGCGGCTTCTTGTCGCCGCCACCGCCACCGAAGCCCTTCATGAAGCCGCCGAGCGCAGCCTCGGTAGCAGGTCCCTGCCGCTTCTGGGGGCGCTCGCGCTGCGCGCGCATCACCAGGTTACCGCGGTCTTCCATAGCCGAGCTCATGCCCTGGCGCATCAGCGAACCAGCGACCATCGGTTCTTGCGTGAACTCGGGACTGAAGCGGCGCAACGACGTGAACATGCGATTGAAGCCAGCCGGGTCCGCCTGCAGATGCTCGTGCAGATCCGGGTTGGCCTCCATCATGTTGTTGAAGTCGCGCGTCTTGGTGGCGGCATCAAAGAGCTTGCCGGCAGCCCCGACGAGGCCAGCAAACGCGGCCGCGCCAGCTCCGGCCAGCGCTGCACTCCCTGCCTGCTCACCCATTCGCCCTAGCGCCGGCCCCGCTTTGGCGCCAATCGAGCGCAGCTTGCCGACGGCCGCTCCACCGAAAGCGCGCTTCTCGAGCAGAAAATCTTCGACGGGATTCTTGGCCATGATTACTGTCCGGTCATCGTGCGGTAGCGACGTTCTTGGTACGCGGCGGTGCCAGGCACCAGCGACTGGGCTGCGTTCAAGCCGCTGCGCACGGTTGGGCGGTCGGTGACCGACTGCACAGCCGCGTTGGCAGCGAGCCCGCCTCCGACAAGAGCAGTGCCCTTCAAGCCCTTCGAGATCGTGGGGGCCAGGTTCTTGGCGTCTTTGGCACCCACCAGGAAATGGGCGATGGCCGGTGAGGCGGCGTCGATGCCTTGCGAGGCCGCGCTGATGCCCTGCTTGGCAGCGCCGAGGAGCCCGCCGCTGACCGCCTGCTTCATCAACAGCTCGGTTTGCTCGAGGCCTTCGAGGAACTCCTGATGAAGCACGCGCATGTTAGCGAGCTTGTTCAGGGTGTCGATGAAGTCCCCGTACGACTTGGCCAGCGGGTGCTCGGCGTTGGGCTCGCCAGCGCTGGCCTGCTTCATCAACGATTCGCCGATGGCGTCGTGGCTCGGGAACACGAGCTCGCCGCGGAGCTGCGGCGTCATCATGCGGAAGGCGACCTTCACATACAGTGGGTCTTCGCTGACGACCGACCACAACTTGACGACGTCGGCCAGGCTGGTGCCCTCGAGCGCCGCCTGCTTCACGTTGCGGTAGAGCTCGGCGCCGACGTGCATGTAGTCGAGCTCGAGCGCGTTGATTTGGGAGGCCGCTTCGTCGCGCGCTCCGGCGAGCTTGTCCCGCAGCTCGAGCAGGGGCTGGAGGGGTTCGGAGTACGCGATGTGGGCGGGCTCGCCGTTGTGGAAGAGCGCCCACAAGTCGTCTTCGTACGGAGACGCGTGTTTGGGGAGCTGCGGGATCTTGGGCAGCTTGGGCAGACCCTCGACCGCTTCATCACCCGCCGCGGAGGCGGTCTTCTCTTGGGGCTCGGCCGCTGCGTGCTTGTGCACGTCGGCCGGCGTGCGCGAGTAGTCGAGGGTGCCGCGGTCGTACACCGACCCGCCACCACCGTCGTTCAGGTCTTGAAGCACCTGCGCCGGGTCCGCAGGGCCGCCGTCGAAGTTCACCACGCGGTGGGACGACAGCTTGCGGAACTCCTGCAGGTAGGCATCGCCGTTACAAAACTCGACGACGCGGCGCACCTGCTCTGGCGAGAGGCGTTCACCGCGCACGGTGTCAACGATGGCTTCATGAAGCGACGCGACTTTGCCTTCGCAGAAGTCCGATGCCGCTTTCTTTCCCAGCACTTCGAGGTGCTCTCCGGAGACCGGGCGCGCATCGCGCTGTTGAAGGACGGTCTGGAGGGGGGCGTCGCTGCTCATGACGAAGACCTTTCTTCAGTACATCCTAAGAAGTAGCATGTGGCGGATTCCAATGGGAAGAAACGACGACCTGCTCACCTTCGCCCAGACGGCCGAACAGCTCAAGGTTACCCGACGGCACCTCGGGCACATGGTGCGCCGCGGCTACATCCGACCGGCGAAAGTTGGCAGGTATCGCAAGGATTCGCTCTTCCGACCCGAGGACGTGAACGCGGTGCTCGCCATGCGCGGCCGCGGTGTCGACCTGCCAAAGCTGGCGCGCATCGCCGCACAGGCGCACGCGCTCAGCTTGAGCAACGCTGCCAAGCTCGAGAAGATCTGCGCGTTCCTGGGGCTAGAAAATAACCGGCTCAGGTTGGACGAGGAGTCGGTTTTCCTGCTGCACATGAAGGTCCACGAGACGCTCAAGCTCCAGCTGTCAGACCTACACGCCTCAGCCGTCATGGAGTGGGCGTCTACGTTCAACGGCTTCGACGAAGCCTACCTCCACATCGTCGAAGGCTACACCAACGACCAGAGCCCGTGGCGGCTCTACCTCGAGCTCGCCAACAGATTGATGACCGAGCAGAACACCAAGCTCGAGACGAACCTGAAGTTCGCCTACTCCTGCTTGGACGCTGCGCGACGACACCTGCGACACGTCAGCTACTTCTACGTCATGAACCGGTTTGGCGAGCGCGTAGCCAACGACCTGTTCGTCAAAGGCTCCGTCGACGACGAAATCATCGCGCAACTACATCCACAACTCGAACTACTGAGGCACTGAGGAACCCATGAAAGCCATCTATTGCGAACTGTGTGGTGACATCGTCGCTCCCTACGGAGATCACAAGCCCCGCAAGTGCGCCTGCGGGAGGCACGCGGTCTGGTGGGAGGATGGAGCCAAGGGGCTCATCCGTGTCGCCGACCTGCGCGGCACGCCGGAAGAAGTACGCGCCGTCGGTGGAAAGCCGCTCGGCGATCCGAAGGTCTGGATTCTCGGCATCACCAACGCGCTGCTGAGCTACCCAGGCCGAGGTACGCCCAGCAGCGACGAAGTGCAGAGGCTCATCGACGAGCACCCCGACAGCTACTTGTTCAAGACGACGCGCTCGCTCATCGTTCGCATCCGCCCGGGCCAGAGCGGTGACAGCGCCTGGAGCGCGCTGCCTGCCGCACACTACCCGGCAGGCATGGGCGAAGAGTCGCGGCGCCTGCACCGTGAGTACAACCGCCTCGTCCGCGAGCAAGAAGCGGGCGCCAAGAACGGGGCTGAGGTCAGGAAGCTGACCGACGAGGCCGCCGACAAGGGCATCATCTTGGTGCCCGGCGGCGAGAACCTCTAGCCCTGGTACGTGGGCCCTGAGTAGCTCGACCAGACCGCGCCCTGGTGATCCGCCTCTTTGTTGGGCGAGATGATGTCGGGGCGCGGCTTCGTGATCATCGAGGCCAGGAAGCAGTAGAGCAACGAATGGAGCGCGTCGTCGGTCTTTCCGGCGGTGTGCCCGTACTGCAGCATGCGCAGCTTCTCGTTGTACTCGCTGAAGATGTTCAGCATGTCCTGGCCGAATGGATCTTGAAACTCAGCCCAGCGCGGGAACTCGAAGACGGTGCCGCGCTTGATAGCGTTGAAGATGGCGCTCATCACCTCGGTGCGATGAACCACCCAGCGACCTAGCTTGGCGCTCCACTGCACCTTGGTGTTGAGGCGGGCGGCGTACTGGTACTTCTGCACGCGCTCTTTGCCAAAGCGGCGTACCAGGAAGTCGTTCGGGTAGTAGCCACCGCCGTAGTCGCAGCCGATGACGCGCACGTTGTACGCGCGCAGGATGCGCTCGATAGCCTCGAGCTGGCGGTCAGGCTCCGTGTCCTCGCCCGTGAAACGGTGCATGAAGAAGATGCGGAACTTGTTGCCTATGTACGTACCGAGAGTGAGCACGGTGTAGCTGTGCTCGCCCGTACCCCAGTCGATGCCGGCGAAGACTTCGTTACCTGCGCTGTGCGCCAGGTACCTGTCGACGTCCGACATTCGAATCTTGTCGAGGCAGTTGGACTTGATCTGCGCCATGGTGAGCGGACGCAGGCCAGTGTCGAACGAGACGCCAAGAACTTCGTTGTAGAACTTGTTGCGAGGGTAGTGTTCGTAGTTGTAGAGGAGCTCGTTCCAGTCGAGCCAGGGCACCATCAGTTGCGGGATGCGGTAGCTTTCGAACGGAGCGTGGACCGGGTCCCACTCGATGGCACAAGCCCACTGCGAGCCGTCGCCCATCGGGTGCAGACGCTTGCCGCACTTCTCGCAAATGAGATGGCGCTTGCCGATGTTCTTTTCGCCAAGGATGTTCCAGTAGCGACCTGTCTCACCGCCCTGGCAGTCGCAAGGCACCATCCACTGGTTCTGCGTCGAGCGGTTGGTCCAGTAGTCCTCGATGACGTTGTCGAGCGTCTTGGGCGTGCCTGAGTACAGGTAACGCTTGAGCACCTCGGGCGCGTGGCTCAGGCACTGCTCGATGACGGGGATGTTGTCGGAGAGGATGTCCTGCAGCTCGTCGATGCAGAGCGCGTGGGCCGGGATGCCGCGTGCACGGTCGGCGTTGAGGAAAGCGTAGCGCAGCGTGATCTTGGAGCGGTTGATGAACTGCTTCTCGAGTACGTTCTGCGAGAGCATCCGGTTCGTGTACGCACGAAGCACCGGACTCGTCTCGATCGGCTCCTTCACACGGTCGTTCGAGAAGGTCTTCGTCTGCGTCATCGACGGCGAGACGTAGAGCACCTTGTACGCCGGGATGAGGCAACACAAGCTGAGCATGCGGTTGCCGAGCAGCGTCGACTTCTCGACCTGACGACCACACATCAAGAGCACGCGGCGCTGTGGCGTGTCGTAGATCTGGTGAAGATGCTTACGCCCCTCGAACGAAAAGTTCTCCCACCCCGTGGTGGTCGGCATCCGGAACGCGAACTGCGTGAAGCTTGAAGGAAGTACTTCCGGCGCTTCTTCAGGCAGCGGCATGCCCGGCGAATCGTCCGTGGCCAGGTCCAGGTAGGGGGCTTGCTCCGGCACCCAAGCGTTGCCGAGCTCTACTTGGCGTAGCTCTTCATCCGAAAGTGGGGCACCATCAAGGTCGTCCTCGTAGACTTCAGCAGCGGCCATGTACCCTCCCAAACCTACCAAAGACCCGCATGAAGCGCTGACAAACCTGTGGGGCTCGCTGGTGCGGGCGGGCAACAGCGAGCACGGAGGTCATTGGACGGACAACGCCACTGTCGAGCCGGACCTCGTCGGCTACCGGGCGACGATCCAATTCAACGCACCCATGGACGAGCGCAGCTGGGCCATGGCGTCCAAGTACATCCGTCGCTACCTGCGCGCGTCGAACTGGAAGGTGCACGAGATGGCGAGACGTCGCACACACCTCGAGATTCACATGGAGCACTTCGTGCCGCCTAAGGATTCAAAAAAGAAGCGGCGTCGAGGGCGGCGTCCAGAGTCTCCAGAAACTTCGAAATGAAGCCGGAGGGGTCGAAGCGCTCGGCCATGCCGGCGGCTTTGAACCACCAGCTGAACATCTCAGCTGTGTACGTAGCTTGAAGCCGCGGCGCCGTCGCCTGGAAGTACTCTTGCGCTACGGGGTCGAGGATGAGCGGGAATTGGCGCTGCCACTTAACCAAGAATTCCCCATGCACCTGGTAGCGCCCGTTGCCCGTGTGCACGTAGCGTTCGCGTGGTGGGAAGAAGTGCAGCACGTAGGACCCATCGATGATGGCCCACTCAGCGAGGAAGGTGGTGAAGTCTTTGACCTGAGTGAAGTTGACCACAGCGTCCTTCACGTTTCCGATGAGCTCTGGGACTTCACCGCCGCCGGCTTGCCGGCGTTCGGCTTCGGCGATGTCGGTCGCTACTTGAAGGGAAGGGGGGTACATCAGGGCCCATCATCCACATCTTCGGCTGTAGTTTCAACATCGGATGGCTCAGGCATCACATTCGTCGTGTGATTGCCGCCAGTAAGCTGATGAACCGTCGGCACTTTGTTAGCCGTCGTGGCCACGCCAATCTTTTTCAGGTCCTCGCGCAGCGCGTCCTCTGGGTTGACCACAGACTGCTTGAGCCTGCCCATGATGTCGGCGATCACCGCGTAGCCCTGGCCCATCTGCACGTTGAGTGGACCGCCCGTGTGCACTGCTTCGAACGTGCGCAGAAGCGCCGCCTCCATGGTGCGCGTCACGACCTCGCCCATGTCAACCTTGCGCGGCATCACGCCTAGGTTCATCTGGGCAACGAGCCCAGCCAGGGGCGTAGAGGGCAGGCGTGCGGCTACGGTACGTGGGTCGGTGTGACGGAACGCGCGTAGCGCCAAGAACTGCTTCTGCGTGTTGTCGTCGGTGCGAGATAGATGCCCGGAGTTCCTGAGCTCGAGCAGCGCACGCATCTCCATGCTTTCAAGCAGGTCGATGTTCCAGAAGAAATACCGGAAGATGTGAACTCCCTGCGCCGTCATGGCACCCCGCGCGCGGACGCGCACCGCATGCGCCACTATCTCGTCGGACGCGCCGGAGAGAATCATCGACTCGACGATCTCGCGCCAGCGCGGCTTGGCTAGGATGTTGAGCGCCTCTTTGTAGTACCGGTCCGGCCTGAATGCGCGCTCCAACCCTTCCCGCTGCAGAAACTGAAACGAGGCGCGGTGTGTCTCGTCTTCAGGGTAGAACGGCTTCGGTGGGTTGATACGGTCACGCAACCATTGGATGTACCAATCGCCCAGGTAGTCGAGGTTCAACTCCCGGGCGATGTCTTCGATGTACTGGTTGGTGTAGGTATTGGGAT